GAGGCAAACATAGAGTTGTACTCTGAAGTATCATCAGATCGTGACTTTGAGTTTAGTGACATCACTATGGGTGCACGTATAACATTTTAAGGTAAGCTAATGGCAACAACTAAAGATGTAGAACGATTACCCAGTGGTAAGTTAAAGTATCGTGGTGAGACTTACCCTGGGTACAACAAACCTAAGAAGACACCAGGTGCAGCTAAGAAGAGTGCTGTACTAGCTAAGAAGGATGACCAAGTAAAGGTAGTTCGTTTCGGTGATCCTAATATGAGTATCAAGAAAGATCAGCCTGGAAGACGTAAGAGCTTCAGAGCTAGACACAATTGTGACACAGCGACAGATAAGTTTACTGCTCGTTACTGGTCATGTAAGGCTTGGTGATATGGCTAAATCTCCTACACCTACAAACAAGAAGTTATACGCTCAAGTAAAATCACAAGCTAAAAAGAAGTTTGATGTGTGGCCTAGTGCGTATGCATCAGCTTGGCTTACTAGAGAATACAAAAAACGTGGAGGCAAATACAGTGGCACGACAAAGAACAAAGTCACGTAGTCAACACGTATTACCTAGCCGTAGAACTTTTAGTGAAGGTGGGTTAGGTAAGTGGTTTAAGGAAGAATGGGTAGATGTTAAAACTGGCAAGGAGTGTGGTCGCTCCAGTGCAAAGGGTAGCAAACGTCCATACCCAGCTTGCAGACCAAAGAAAGTCGCATCAAAGATCAGCAAACAAGAAGCGGCAAAGAAAATAGGACCAAGTAGAGTTTCGTGGTCAACAACAGCATCAGGTAAAAAGAGGACTACATAAATGAAAAAGATGAATGAAGGAATGAAAGCTTTGAAAGCTGCAGCACCAGATGCAGCTAAGAAAATGGGATACAAGTATGGTGGTATGCCTAAGAAGCCTAAGATGATGGGCGGTGGCTACATGAAGAAAAAACCTATGGGTATGAATAAAGGTGGATACGCTAAGTGTGGTGCATCTTATAAAGGTTAATTAATGTCAGATATAACACAAGAACAACAAGAAGCTATAACAGCACTAGGGTACATTGTAGCAGGTAACACTGTTATAGATGAAAATAAAAACATAGTCTTGGATAAGCCTACTCGTGATGGTGGCTTTGAAACGGATGTACCTGAGTTACAAGCTATAATGGATGGTAAAGTATCCGTAGAAAAAGTACGTGCAAGAAACGATAAAGGTCACTACATTGCAGATGACCCATCTACACCTGACGTTAATGAAGCTTGGACTACAAAAGTAGTTAAAAAAGTTACAGGTAAAAAGTAACAATGGTTTCTGAAACCTATAAGACTAATACACAAAGTGTATCAGTTGCAGCTACATCAGGTGGCGCAAGTGGTAATGTATTGTATACCTGTCCTAATAATTATGATGCAACTATTGATATGCTTATGGTTACTAATGGTGGTAACTCTAGTCAAAAGATTACTATAGAGTTTTATCATGCTGATGATACAACGTACCACAACTTTATAGAAGCTAAATCCGTAGCAGGTCATACGGCACTAAACGTTCTAGATGCCGCACGTATGCATCTACATGCAGGTGATAAGCTTGTGTGCTCAAAGGACGGTGGTACGTTTGATGTTACAATGTCATCTAAAGAGTTCTACAATCCTACTAGAATTGCATAACGGATATGTTACATTGTAACTACTAACCGTTTAACATTTATGTATAACTATGTAATTGCCAGTGATGGCTTATAACATAGGAGAATATATAAATGTTTAAACAAATAATGAACCGACTAATCGAAGCAAGAACAGAGTCAGCAAGACGTAAGATTGCACGTATACAACTTAACAGAATGACTGACAGAGAACTAAAAGATTTAGGTATTGGTAGGTTTGATATAGAGAGAGCTATACTTTATGGTAAGTCTATCTGAAAGAACCAATTAGTTATTTTATTAATGGTAGGAGTACTTTTGGAGGAGGCTCGTGGACCCAATAACAATTATCGGTGGAGCTACCGTAGCGTTCAATGCTTTGAAGAAAGGTTTCCAATTCGGAAAAGATCTTCAAGATATGTCAGGACAACTTACCCAATGGGCTAGTAGTATGAGTGACCTAGCTTACCTAGAACAAAAAAACAAGAACCCTCCTTGGTGGAAAGCACTAAATGGGGGTTCTGTTGAAGCAGAAGCTCTAGAGATATTCACAGCTAAAAGAAAAGCTGAGTCTATGAGAAAAGAGCTAAAGGATTGGATTAGTTTCAGCATGGGGCCATCTGCTTGGGATGAGCTTGTAGCGACTGAAGGTAGGATACGTAAACAAAAGAAAGAGCAAGAGTATCGTAAAGCTGAATTACAAGAAGCAATAGTAACCTGGAGTCTTACAGGTTTTATACTACTATCAGCAATAGGTATCTTTTCTTTTATAGTATATATGGTGAAATATGGCTAGAAACCTAACAGAAAAACAACAGAAGTTCCTTGAAGTCTTATTTGATGAGGCAGGTGGGGATGTTGTACACGCTAAGAAATTAGCAGGATATGGAGAAGGTACAAGTACTACATCTATTATCGAATCTCTTAAAGATGAGATAGGTGATCGTACACGTAGTTACTTTGCACGTACAGCACCTAAAGCTGCTATGGCTATGGTAGGTGCTTTGTATGATCCTACAGAGTTAGGCATACGAGATAAGATGTCTGCAGCAAAAGACTTGCTTGATAGAGCAGGACTAGGTAAAGTCGAGAGAGTAGATGTATCGTCATCTAGCGGTGGCGTATTTATATTACCGTCGAAAGAAGGAAAGAACGAATAGCTAAACAACGTGAATCACTAGGATACTGGGAACTACCCAAACCACATAAGGGTGCAGAAAAAGATTGGCATGTAATAGCAAGAGTAACTAGGACAATACCATTCGGATATGAAGTGCACCCTGACAATGATAAGATACTTCAGCCTATACCCACAGAGTTAGAAGCATTAGAACTTGCAAAGAAACACCTTATGCAATATAGTTACAAAGAAGTAGCTCTGTGGTTAACGAAACAAACAGGTAGATACATATCTGATAAAGGGCTAAAGAAAAGAGTAGACATTGAGCGAAAACGTAAGAAAGCAGCTACAATTAAACGGAAGCTTGCCCAAAGGCTCGAAGAAACGCTCCAAGAGATCAAGAAACTCGAAGAAGAAAGAATCGGAGCCTATACAGTCAAGTCCAGCGCAGCAACAGCCTGAACCTCAAGTTGTAGTAGCAGAAGTCAAAGCACCTGAGTTTGATGCTGACATTGCCCAAGAGGTAGTGTTTAAACCAAACCCAGGGCCACAGACAAACTTCCTATCCGCATCTGAAAGGGAAGTTTTGTATGGTGGGGCTGCTGGTGGTGGTAAGAGTTTTGCTATGCTGGCTGACCCACTTCACGGTTTAAATGATCCTAATTTTAGTGGGCTATTAGTAAGACATACTACGGAGGAGTTACGTGAACTTATTCAAAAAAGCCAAGAGCTTTATCCTAAAGCCATTCCAGGTATTAAGTGGAGTGAGCGTAAAAGTCAGTGGATTGCTCCTAGGGGCGGTAGGCTATGGATGTCGTATCTTGATAAAGATATGGATGTCACTCGTTACCAAGGTCAAGCGTTTAATTGGATTGGGTTCGACGAATTAACACAGTGGCCTACGCCTTATGCGTGGGACTACATGAGGTCAAGACTTCGTTCAGCTTTTAGTTCGCAACTAGGGCTGTACATGAGGGCCACAACTAACCCTGGTGGCAACGGTCATCAGTGGGTTAAGAAGATGTTTATTGATCCTGCCCCTGCCAATGATCCTTTCTGGGCGACAAACATTGAAACTGGTGACACTATAAGATTTCCTAAAGGGCATAGCCGTGAAGGTGAGCCTTTATTTAGGCGCAGGTTTATACCTGCTAGTTTGTTTGACAATCCATACCTAGCAGACAGTGGTGACTACGAAGCAATGCTTCTATCACTGCCAGAGCATCAACGTAAACAGTTGCTAGAGGGTAATTGGGATATTAATGAAGGGGCAGCATTCCCTGAGTTTAATAGGTCAGTACATGTTGTTGACCCTTTTAGTATACCTAAGTCTTGGGCAAGGTTTAGAGCTTGTGACTATGGTTACGGCTCTTACACAGGTGTCCTTTGGTTTGCTGTATCACCAGACGAACAACTTGTAGTTTATAGAGAGTTATATTGTTCAAAAGTTACAGCTACAGATTTGGCTGATATGATACTAGAGGCTGAATCGGAAGACGGTACAATGAGGTACGGTGTACTAGACTCATCCCTCTGGCATAAAAGAGGTGATACTGGCCCATCACTTGCAGAGCAAATGAACATGAAGGGTTGCCGTTGGCGTCCATCAGATCGCTCTCGTGGCTCAAGGGTTGCAGGTAAGAATGAGCTACACCGTAGGTTGCAGGTGGATGAGTTCACTGAAGAGCCTAGACTCGTGTTCTTCTCCACCTGCACGAATACAATAGCGCAAATCCCTGCGATTCCGCTAGATAGAAAGAACCCTGAAGACGTAGACACACATGCCGAAGACCACTTGTATGATGCTTTACGTTACGGTATAATGACTAGACCAAGAAGTTCTATATGGGATTTTAATCCTGCAACACAACGATCTGGCTTTCAAATGTCAGACTCAACATTTGGATATTAAATATGGCAGAAATAGATGACCTTTCCTTTGAAACTGATGAAGCGATAGCTGCTGAATCAAGTGAAGATACTATGCTAGAAAGTGTTAGCAGTATTGTTTCTTTTGTTGGTGAACGATTTAAAAGAGCAGAAGATGCTAGGTTATCAGATGAACAAAGGTGGCTGCAGTCCTATAGAAACTACAGAGGTTTGTATGGACCTGATGTACAATTTACTTCTAGTGAAAAGTCAAAGGTTTTTGTAAAAGTAACTAAGACTAAAACATTAGCAGCTTACGGACAGATAGTAGATGTACTCTTCGGTAATAATAAGTTCCCTCTTAATGTTGAACCTTCTATTCTTCCTGATGGAGTTTCTGAATCCGTACATATTAATATTGATCCTAACGCTACTCCTGCTCAAGCTGTCCTAAGTGATACGTTTGGTGATACACCATCAAAACCATACTTGATAGGACCAGACACTGAGCTAGAAGCAGGTGAAACACGTACTACCTTAATGAAACGTTTGGGTGGTTTAAAGAATAAACTAACACCAGTAGGTGATAAACTAATAGAAGGTGATGGTACAACACCAACAAGTGTAACTTTTCATCCTGCTAAAGTAGCAGCTAAAAAGATGGAAAAGAAAATACACGATCAGCTAAACGAATCTAGTGCATCTAAACATCTACGCAGCATGGCCTTTGAGATGGCACTGCTAGGCACAGGTGTTATGAAAGGCCCATTCGCAGTAGATAAAGAATATCCTAATTGGAATGAAGACGGTGAGTATGACCCTCTAATAAAAACTGTACCCTCTACAAACCATGTAAGTGTTTGGAACTTTTATCCTGACCCAGAAGCATCTAACATGGATGATGCTGAGTACGTTATTGAAAGACATAAGATGTCACGTAATCAACTCAGAGCTTTACGTGGTAGACCTTACTTCATGGATGAAGAGATTCAAAAAGCTATTGACAAAGGCGCAAACTATGATCGTAAACATTGGGAACAAAAGATGGAAGACGATGATACGATCCCAGCTAGTAGTGAGCGTTGGGAAGTATTAGAGTTCTGGGGCTTTGTAGATACAGACTTACTAGAAGAAAACGGTATAAAGATACCAAAAGATTTACAGGATCTACCTGAAGTAAATGCTAATATATGGTCAGTAAACGGTGAGATAATACGCTGTGTTCTTAATCCATTTAAACCAACTCGCATCCCTTACTATGCTGTACCCTATGAACACAACCCATACAGCTTCTTTGGTGTAGGTATTGCTGAGAACATGGATGATACACAGACATTAATGAACGGATTTATGCGTATGGCTGTTGACAATGCTGTATTATCTGGTAATCTATTGATAGAGATAGATGAAACAAATCTCGTTCCAGGCCAAGACCTAAGCGTTTATCCTGGCAAAGTATTTAGAAGACAGGGTGGAGCACCAGGACAAGCTATCTTTGGCACTAAGTTTCCTAACGTTGCAGGTGAAAACATGCAGCTATTTGATAAGGCAAGGGTATTAGCAGATGAATCAACTGGCTTTCCATCTTTCGCTCATGGTCAAACAGGCATACAGGGTGTGGGCCGTACTGCTTCTGGTATTTCCATGCTTATGTCTGCTGCCAACGGTAGCATTAGGAGTGTAGTTAAAAACGTAGATGACTATCTATTAGCACCTATGGGTAGGGCTTTCTTTTCTTTTAACATGCAGTTTGACTTTGATGAAGATATTAAAGGTGATCTAGAAGTAATAGCTAACGGCACTGAGTCTTTGATGGCTAACGAAGTACGTAGTCAACGCTTGATGCAGTTCTTGGGTGTTGTACAGAATCCTGCCCTAGCACCTTTTGCTAAGATGGATTACATCATTCGTGAGATAGCTAAGAGTATGGACCTTGATCCTAACAAAGTTACTAACTCTATGCAGGACGCAGCTATACAAGCTGAGATACTTAAAGGCTTTCAACAACCTGCTCCTACACCAGAACAAGCAGCAGCAGGACCAGAAGGGGAAGCTGCAGTACCAGCAGGTGTTAATCCTGAAGATCAGACAGGTGCAGGTGGTGGTACAATAGGCACAGGCGTAGCTCCTGCTCCTGCAGAGGAAGGTTTTAGCGGTAATGTCGCTTAAGTCTTTTGTAAACAATAAATCAGAGTGGGATGCATTCTGTCAAGAACTTGACGTATGGATTGCTGAACAACATAAAAGGTTAGAACAAGCAGAGCTACCTATTGAGTTACATCGTGCTCAAGGCTCTATAGCTACACTACGTAGGTTAAAATATTTGAGGGATAAAGTTAATGGCTCTAAATGATGAAACAGAAGTAGTATTTAAGTCTGCACGTACAGATGTAGATCCAGTGTCAGGTAATGATGTACCACCAGGATCGCTTCCTGAAGAGGTACGAGATGATATACCTGCAATGTTGAGCGAGGGTGAATACGTTGTCCCTGCAGATGTATTAAGATACTATGGTATGAAATTCTTTGAAGACCTACGAGAACAAGCTAAGATAGGCTTGTCAGAAATGGAATCTGAAGGTAGAATAGGTGGGGAACCTATAGAAGAAGAAACAGGTAGTACTACTTTATCTGATGTAGACATTGACCAGATTATGTCTGAAGTACCTATGGAAGATGTAGACCCTCAAATGAGTGCAGCATTTGGTGGCTACGTTGGTTTTCAAGAAGGAGGCTTTCCTGAATATTTATCACCTCCAGTTAATTCAATAGGCTTAGACTACAAACGTTATACAGATGGTAACGTAACTATTACTATACCTTTCTTTAATAACGAACCTATGGGTGTTGTACCTGAAGGTTATTACCTTGAAGGTGAAACTCCTAAAGATGCACAACAAGATGAAAGTAAAACTAAAGAGTCAAAAGATCCAGTAAACCAAGAGTTAAAAAAGAGAGTTCTTGACAGGGTAGAAGAAAAAGAAGACCCTGTAGATTTTACAAATCTTGACAATATTCAAAGTGCAATAGGTGATTATCATTCAGCATCACCTCTTAAAGCTGCGCTAATGTCTGGGCCATTTTTACCACTTACGTATGCACTTGGTTCAAAATCTAAAAAAGACGAAAAAGATTTTTTACTTAAAGGAATAGAAGAACAATTAAACAGTCCTTTAGCGACGCCTGAACTAAAAAAATTAGAAAACTATAAAAAGCAATTATTAGATGAGAATCTTTACGAAGAGTCAATAACTAAAGAAGGCGAAAAGTTAGGTATCGTTGATCGTTTATTTAGCGGAATTAAAGGAAGCCTTACACCTGAAGATATTGGAAAAGTTAAAGAGAGATATAACAACAGTTCAGATAATGCATCTAAAGCTTGGCAAGAAGCAACTACACTTAAAAATTCTATGCACCCTAAAGATGATCCTGTAGCATACCATAAAGCAATCAAGGCACAGTCGGAAGCTAGTAGAGCGTTTACAGCTTTAAAAAGAGCAGAGACAGCCAAGAAAAAAGCTGAACAAGGAGATGATTACACACCAAGTGGTGCTCCTGACCCTACAAAAAAATATTCAAAAACAGTTCAGGATAGAGAAAAAGAAGACAAAAAATAATCCATATAACTATAAGGATACCCAGCTACTACTGCTGGCCCCAACATAAGGAAAAAAACAATGGTAGAACAAGTAGCAATTGAAAAAGAAAAACCTATAATAGTAGATTCAGCAGCACATCGTAGAAATGTTGAACGTGCAAAGCGTGATGAAGAAGAATTAAAAAAACTTTTAGAGGAACGAGAAGGTGACACATCTCAAGAACAAGAAGAATCCAGTAGCGAAGCTACTAAGGACTCCTCAGTTCAAGCAGAAAGCGATACCAAACAAAAAGAAACTTCAGATAAAAACGAAGCACAAAAAGAAGATGATTCTAACTTAAGTGCTGAAGAAAAAACATTTAAGCAACGATATGCTGATATTCAACGCTATATGCAAGAAAAAGCAGAAGAGCACAAAACTCAAGTAGAAAAACTACAGAATCAGTTAGACTCAGCAGCTAAAAATGAACTTGTATTACCTAAGTCTGAATCCGATATTGAAGAGTGGTCAAAGAAGTACCCTGATGTAGCAGGTATAGTAGAAGCTATAGCAGATAAGAAAGCCACAGAACGTGCATCAGATTTAGACAAACGTGTTAAAGAAATAGAAGAACTACGTGTAGAGGCTAAAAAAGAAAAAGCTGAAGCAGAATTAATATCTCTACATCCTGACTTTAAACAGATAAGAGAAGATGATGCATTC